TCCTAGTCTTGCCATAAATGGCTCTATTGCATCTATTGTGCTATTAATATATGGAAGTGTATAATCAATCAATTTAGTGTATACATTACTATAAAAATCAACAATATCAGCGATAAATGGTGAAAGTGATTTCAAATCATCTACTAGAGAACTACCTAATCCTAACAAACCATTCATTATACCTTCTTCATGAAACCTTTTTAGTCCCAACCACATATCATCACCTAATCCTGCTATAGTAGGCATTACCTTTTCTAAGAATATCTTGTATACACCGTTTAATATAGGTTGTATAAATTCCCAATACTCGGTCATACCTTTAACAAAATCAGAACCTAATATATCAGAAATGTGTTTGTTGATAATAGGTATTGTCTTATCACCTGATAACTTACCAAAAGTAACAGATTCTATAGCCGACCCAAATATCACACTCACTAACTCACTAGTACCAACATCGCCTTTAAATAACTTATTTGAATTTCGTAGGTGCTCCTTTGCTATATCCAAAGTGTCCATTGCAAATAATGCAAGTCCTACGGGTCCTAGTATCTTACCAACACTAAAAAGACCTTTCTTTGTACTAGTAGCTAGACCCTTTAGTTTATTAGCAATTTTCTTGTTAGTCTTCTTATCATTTTTGTTGTTTTTTTTGGAGAATAAAAGAGGTAAATCATCATCATTACCATCTAGTTCATCACTAGAATTGACAGGTTGTACCAATTCGGCTGTGTTACCACCTACACTAGTATCCTGTTCATCTACTTGATTTTTTTCTATTTGTACTAATACATTCTTAATAGATAAAACTTCTTTGTTTAAATCAACAAACCCCATGTCTATATCTTTTAATTTATCATTTATATTAGCTTGTAAAGACGAGTCACCTTGTAACCCAAATAATGTGTTTAGTTTGTTATCTGCTTTCTTATCGGTATGTAACATAGAAATACTATCGCCTAGTTTGGTGATGTCCTTTCCTATGGTCATCCCAAATTTAGCAAGGTCTATCTGTGAACCAGTTAGGTCAGAAGGTGATTGTACAAATTCATCTAAAGTAGTTAGTTCGTTTGTTATATAACTATTATAATCTTCACTAATATTTGTTACATTATGTGATATATGCTTTACATTTTCTGTAAATTGATTGTTTATTATAGTACTATAATTAGAGGTGTTTTCTAATTGCTTAGTGGTAATATCAGTTTGTTTTTTATTAGCATCAAACAACTTTCTTGATGATATATTTTTTCTTTTCTTACCCTTTAGCAATCTCATTTTCTACCCCTCTCTTTTATATTTTTTTGTTAAACTTATAATCATGTCTCTTTCAAACGGGTACATATCGTTTATGTCAGCTATGGTTAAGTTACAATCCTGTGTCAACGTCATAATATACTCATAATATTGAACCAAATCTGTAGACGCCATCTTTGGTATCACAGAGGATTCAACGAAATCTATAATAGTTTCTTTTGTACAATGTAAACACTCTGATACAGCAGTGTACCCATGATGAGACAATGTTTCATTAAATACATTTTCTAGTTTGCACAATTCTTCATATTCTAAATTTTCAAAATCGTATTTTGTAATATGTTCTTCAAAGTTATCAGAGAATACTTCATAACCTAAAAATTCTTTTTTAGATGGTATGTACTCTATATTAAGTTCTACTTCGTTTACACCTTGGCAATGTTTACATTTGTATGTACTAGCAAATAGAGTACCTAAGCTCTTTGCTCTCATTTCAAGTAACAAAATCCTCTTATTGTCATTATTTAATGATTCATTTCCAATTATTATATTTGGTTCACCAATGAATTCAAAAATCCCTTCAAAATCTTCTTTTTCGCTCAACAATAAATGTTTTTCTTGTATAGAAGTCCAAGGTCTATATTTAAAATATACACCATCTATGTTTATATCGTACATTACTAACCAAAGAAACCAGGTATCACATCAAAGTTGATAACAAAATCATCACCGCATTTGTCACACTTGTACTGATTTATCATAGAAATCTTAGCAAACATTTTGTTGTATTGTCTCATTATTTCAGAGTACACCTCTATATCTAATGTATCCAAATACTCTTCTATTTCATCAAGTGTAAAAGTGTCCTCTTTGATATCACCTTCTTGTAATTCCTTGATTCTTAAAAGGAATTTGTAGTAATCATAGTTGGGGTGATTATCATAATTCTCATTTAGATATTTTTCGTTATAATCTCTATCCACGGTAACTTTTATGTTCCCCGATTCTATCAATTTAAACTCGCTTTTTTGAAAGTCCCCTAACTCCAAAGCTGTTGATGTTATATTATTTTTATGTTTACACTCTTTGTTCTTACAGGTAAAATCAAAACTTAATTTGTCAATAAAAGATGAATCTCTAATAGTCAACAAAGCATATTGTAATTCTGAATCACTTAATTTGCTACCTTCATAATTATCAAGACACGACATAACTAAAGTTTGTATGATGTCTTCTTTGCCAGCATCAAAAGTTTTTTGCATCTCACCTTCAATGAGTCTACGGTCTTTCCCCAAAAACTTACGTGCTTTGAGTTTCACCCACCCTAAATCTATATCGATGTTATATTCGATTTTGTTTTTCATTTGTTCCCTTTATTTCTATGCTGTCTTGAAATTGACAGTAAATTCTAATATTTGTGATGCTGATGTATTACTAAGGCTTAAATTACTTACAGAATCTATGAATACACTATTGTTTTCATAAACAACATTTTGTGTTTTTGTTGTCTCATTTACTAATGTTATAATCGTAGTAAGCTTTTGTTCGTCAGGATAATTGGTTGTTGTCATATTGTTCATTCTTTCAAATATATTATAAAATGAAACCGTATCAACAATAGATGTACTATCAAAATATATATCTGTTTGCCCACTTATAACAAAATCTTTAAAAGTTACACTAAATCTTTTTATTTCTTGTGTACTCTTTGTAATTTTCCATTCCCCATTAACAAACTCTTCTATTGATGTAGAAGTTTGGTCTGGTGTTGTTATAGAAACAACACTAACATTGATTTTATCAAAATGTTTTGATAGAAAATCATCAAAACTTTTACCTGACGAAAGTTTGTCAGCACCATAGAAACTATTACTAGGGTCAGTAACATTGATAAAAAAATTAAAACTATTGTTTCTATTCCAATCGGTTTTATAAATTACATTCGTATTAACAGATGATTTGTCCTTAGATTCAAAAAAACCGGTCACTTGTACTTCCTTATATGTATAAATACTTTTATGTAATTATTTATAAGGAGACGATTTGGCTGATATAAACCAATCATTACTTGACCTTTTTGTGCAAAGTGGTACAAGACCAAACAAATATAGAGTGTACTTAGATTTACCGGTACAAAGTGGTGCGGATGGTCTATTAGATTCAATCAAAAATAAAGCAATATCATCTATACTTGATGTGGTATGTAAAGCTACTAGTTTCCCTGCTATAAAATTAAAACAAACAGACTTTATGTATAGGGGTAAAAGATATCCGTTAAAAGGTGATATATCATTTGATAATGTATGGGATGTCACTTTCTACTCTGATGATGTTTCTTTAACTAGAGACATTTTTGAAAATTGGATTCGTGGTATGGATAACCATTTTGAGAAAGAAAATTTCATGGATGCTTCTTTGGTAGGACCAGACGTTGGGGATTTGTCATATACAAGTACTATGAAAGTATCACAATATCACTATACGAATCCTATCATAGAGATAGCACAATATGAGTTCTACAATGTATTTCCTATGGGTATATCAGCAATACCCCTTGCTGATGATGCAAAAGGTATTAGTGAATTCGTTGTAAATTTTAGTTTCTCACATTATAAAAAACTATCAATTTTAGAATCATAGGAATATATAAATGACACCACATGATTTAAGAAAAAAGTTAGGAGATGGTACAAAATCATCTAAGTTTAGATTGACAATAACTAGACCTACCATACAACTAGGTGAGACCGTAGGCGATGATACTATATCTTTTTTAGTAAAAGCTAGTGTATTGCCGGGGAAAACCATTTCTACTACCGAGATTTGGTCACAAGGTAGAAAATTTGAAGTAAGAGATACCGCAGAATTTACCGGTAAATGGAATGTTACATTTTATAATGATGATAAATTTGCGGTAAGAAATGCTATTGATGATTGGATGTACTATATAGACGGTTTTAAGTTTAATGTGTCTCCTTACCTCTTAAATTATGGTGGTATAGATTCCACAGGTATAGGGTATATGACAAATATGTATGTAGAACAATTAGGTTTAAAAGGTGAAACTATAGCAAAATATGAATTGAGTTATTGTTTCCCTACTTCATTGTCCGAAATACCATTAGATAGTGCTAGTAACGAATTGACTACTACAGATGTAGAATTTACCTATAGTTATTGGGAAAGAAAAGACTAAGTACCAAAGTATATAAATACAATTATAAAACACAATAAGAAAATATAAAAGGAGGTCTATAAAATGGCTAAGACACCAGCATCGCTAAGAAAAGCTTTACAAAATGGAGCTAGGGCAAATAAATATAATGTCAACTTAAATGTTTCCGGTGAAATTATAGAAGAACTTGTAAAAGCAACTTCATTTCCCGAAAAAACAATAGGACAAGTAGAAGTATTTGCACAAGGTAGAAAAGTAATTTTACATGGAGACACAGAGTTTACTAATACGTGGGATGTCACGTTTTATTTAGATGAAGACCATAGTAATAGAAAAGTATTCCTTGAATGGATGACTAGAATTGATGATTATGAAACTAATGTTCATGCGAATGTTACAGAAGAAATGGTTGATATGTTAGTTACACAAGCGGATATGTCAGGTGATGATACAGTATCATACAAATTTAAAAATTGTTTTCCTT